GCTATTGACCTGCTTTGCGATCTTTCGCGGCCCAAGGCCTCGACCGTGGAGCCTGTAGATCGTCTTGAGCACCGCCTGCTCTTCAGGGATCTCGACAAGCTTCTTGCGAGTCTTGCTGCCGGTCTTGACCTCTTCGTGACGGAAGCCGTAGGGAGCAGATCCGCCGATGGCGTAGCCGCGTGAGGCCCAGTCAAGCTTACCCGCCGCAAATCGATCCTTGATTGTCGCATGCTCGATCTCAGCAACCGCCGACAATACCATTAGCATAATCTGATTTGCCATAGAGTTCATGTCAAATTTAGCATCGAGACCCTTAGACCTGCCAGCGTCAGGATAGACAATCGGCATCTCGCCAAACTGTTCGCAGAAGTACAGGGTGATCCCGATGTCCTGCAAGACCGGAATCATGCCAAGAAGGTCAGAGCTGGATCGGCTGAGTCGGTCAAGGCGGGTGCAGATCACCACGTCATGACGGTCGATCACGTCAGTCATGTCTCGGCTTGCGGGTCGGTCGAGGACAGCGTGGGTGCCGGACACGCCCTCGTCGGCAAAGAACTCGGTCACATCACGGTTGTACTTTTCACGCACGAACTCACTGATCTGTTGCTTCTGCGTCTCAAGCGAGATACCAGACTTGACCTGCTCGTCAGTAGACACGCGCACGTATCCGTAAATGTTGTTGACCTGCTTTAATGGATTGCCGCTCATTTCACGCCTCCCTTGAATCCGTACTCGGACATCTCTTCGTGCAGCCGTTGCCAGTTGATGTCCAAAGGCATGCTGTTGTTGCTGCGATCAGCGAACATTACCTGACCATCCTTAACCAGCTCTATGCCGTAGACCGCCTTTGGCATCCCATCATAGACGATGTCGATGCCGTGCTTCAGGCAAGTGCGCCGCACCCGGTTGTAAAAAACTTTCTTCGCTTGGGCGCTCATGCTGCGCCCTCCTGAGTCTGCGAGAATTTTTCTCTGCGTTTGAGTTCCGCGAAGCAATAGATAATCTCGTCTTGATACTGACCCGCTTTTGGATTATCAGGCATGGCAATCATAGCTTGCCTGCAATCCTCGATGACATACCTTAGTGAATCGACGCTGCGTTTTTTGCAGTTGCGAATATAGTCGCTGTGCCAGTTGCTCATGCTGCGCCCTCCTGAATGTACTCCGCCCAGATCTCTTTGGCCGCATCGGTCTCGGACAACACCCGTGCGCGGTCTGCAAGGTAATCGCCAAGCTCCTTGATCCCCAAAGCCCTAGTCGAAAGAGCAAGCAGCTCAACATCAGTCTCCGCAGAGGCCTTGCGGAAAAGTCCCGGGAGCAGCATCGCCGCAATAGGCTCAAGGTCGTACTGGCGAGCAAACTGGCTCAAGTCCTTTGCAAGCATCTGGTCTTCAACACTCAATTCTTTATCTTTCATCGCGTTTCTCCTGTCAGTGAAATTGCATCTTAGGGCATAACGTGTCGATGTGCAAACAATTATTTAGATGTGTAGGGGTTTGCATATGGACACGTCTTCTGGTAAGGTCGAGGAATCAACCAATGGAGAACGTGAATGAGATACCACAGATTAGAAGCCGATAAGATCTCGGAGCTTGATGGCCTGTCACGGCTCAAGCGAATGCTTGCAACTCACGACTGGTACTTCGACTACTCGGATGACCATAGCGTCTGGCAGCGCGGGGTCAACGAGCGCAAGGCGATCAAAGCCCTAGCCAAAGAGCTTGGTATGGAAGAAGTGTTTGAGGAGGCGTTTGACGCCGTAAAAAACAACAACCTTAAAAGTTTTTTGAAAACGCTATAATGTTTCACATGGAACAATCTGGGGGTTATATGAAACAAACACTAAAGCGTGAAGGCATAAGCCAAGACGAAATAACCGAAGCTGTATCGTCAAATTTTGATTATGACTTTAACGGCGTTTCTGAATGTCAGATACCATCTATGCCGCCGCACACTAAAGACTTCGGTATTGGGTTAATTGTCGGGCCTTCGGGTAGTGGTAAGTCAACTTTGCTCAAGCAGTATGGGTGTGAGAGACAGCACCAATGGGAAGACGATAAGGCTATAGTCTCTCACTTTTTTAATGCTGAAGACGCGCAAAATAAACTCTCAGCCGTGGGGCTAAACAGTGTTCCCGCTTGGTTTAGGCCATACGGAATATTGTCCACTGGAGAGAAATACAGGGCAGATTTAGCCCGAAGTTTGGGTGATGGCGCGGTGATAGACGAGTTTACCAGCGTGGTCGATAGGTCTGTTGCTAAATCTTGCTCTTCTGCTATTCATCGCTACATCAAAAAGCATAACTTAAAGTCCGTTGTCTTTGCGTCTTGCCACTACGACATAATTGACTGGCTCAGGCCAGACTGGGTTTTTGACACCTTGACGGGTGAATACCTCCCAAGGGGGAGTCTTCGGCAACCCAGCATTGAATTGGAGCTGCTACCTTGTGGGCCAGAGGCGTGGACAACCTTCAGCCACCATCACTATCTCTCAGAAAACATCAATAAAAGTGCAAGACACTGGATTTGCCTCTGGGGATCAAATGTTGTTGGATTTGCCTCAGCCATAAGTATGCCAAGCGGAACGCTTAAAAAAGCTTTTAGGGGCCATAGAACCGTTGTTTTGCCAGACTATCAAGGGTTGGGACTGGGGGTTAGGATTAGTGATGCTGTTGGAGAAATACACTTGAGCGAAGGCAAAAGATACTTTAGCAAGACAACTCATCCTCGCATGGGCGTTTATCGCAACAAGTCTGACAAATGGAGAGCAACATCAAAAAACATGAAAGTTCGTGGTGATGCGGGAGGCAATAAAAACTTAAATTGGGACGTAAGAAAAGTTTTTTCTTACTCGCACGAATATTTAGGAGGCTAGATGGATAAGTATTTCTCATCACTCGACATGGCTGCACTGCGGATGCAGCTACCAGCCAATAGCAAAAAGGCCATGAAGTTATACCGCCATGTCCTGCATAATGAGCATGACGCTGGCCCAGAGGCCGGCTACATCATCAGGTTGTGGAAGCAGGAGCGTGGCATCGATGAAAAAGATAACGGTATTAATCGAACTTGACGTGACGAAGTTAAGCGACATCGACGCCCTTCAAGACATGATCGAAGAGACTCTGGCTGAGGCGCTAGATCAAGATGAAGAGGTGGCAATCAAAATTAAGGCGGAGTTTTCTAGAGGGCAACATCTATAGCACTCTTGACCGCCTCGCGCTCTGGCTCTCCAAAGATATCTTCGTAAATATACTTCCCACCTTGGTACAGGGCAGGAATTACGTTTAAGCCGTAGTCATCCATCACGTTGTCTGGGTTGGTGGCATAATCTGCAAACTGTCTGGCCGTTGGCGCAACCGCCTGAACAGCAGGCCTCAGCAAACCTGCGATACCTTCCATGGCAGACTGGCTCATATCTTTTCCAAGCTCGCTGCGCGGCTCGTAATTCAAAGCTTCCCCAACACCTTCCCTGTATCGCTTGATCCTTTCGCCCTTACCCTCTCTGTCGCTATAGGGGTTGAGATACTCCACAAGCCCGGCAACGCCGCCAACAATTGGGCCGACTATTCCTGACGCTGCGTCCATGAATACTTCAGCGCCAGCGGCTTCAGCAGCCAATTGAGCCGCCCGAGCATCTTGTACAGATCCCATGGCTAGGGCTGCGCCTCCAACAAAAGGAGCACTTGCCAATATCTGGGGTGAATCTTTTTTCTTAGGATCAAACTTTGCGTTGACTGACCTTATGTTATTCGGCTCGAAAACGGCCAGTGTGGTGAATGGCTTGTTTTCACCGGCGCTCTCTTTCAAAAACATCGAGTCGTAACCCTTGCTTTTCAGGAAATCCACAACCTGTTTGTTTTCATACAGGAGGTAATTCCCGTCTTTCAAGGCATCTCTGTATGTAGCAAACCCGCTGCCGAATGGTGCGTCTAGGTACTCTTTACCGTACAACTCCTCTAACACATCAACATTTTTGCTCGGCACAAACGGTTTTTTAGTCCTAGTAACAACGGGGTAGATGGCGCTGTCGGCTAATCGCTCATCTTTAAAAAGCTGCTGCTGCCGAGGAAGTAAAATTTCTTCGTAGTATTGATCGCGTTGATCTTCGGGCAAAGATTCAAGAATCTTATCTATCTCTTCCCCAAGCCGTTTCTTCTCA